CCAAATACCGTTCCAAAGGCTGCGCATGAAATCAGCAATCACGCGCCAATTGCGGATAATCAGGCCCTGCGGTGTCCATGAAAGCAAGGTTTTAAGGCCGTTCCATGCCGTAACGGCATAACCTTTGATCACTTCCCACATACAGCGGAAAAATTCGCTAATCGGCTCCCAATGTTTATAAATCAGATACGCGGCCAGCCCAATAGCGGTAATGGCTAACCCTATGGGATTGGCCATCAACGCCCGGCCTAATCCCCATATTGCCGTTTTAAGCAGCATCAGTGCGGGCAACGCATGAGAAAAAGCCGCCGCGCCCACACCTAAGGTCATGGTCAAAGCGCCAAAGGTGGTGATCACTACGGCCAACGCGCCACCGATTAACGCTAAGGTTTTGGCGAGTGTAGGATTGGCCGCGATCCATTGGCCAACGCCTTGTAATAGCGGGGTAATGGCTTGACTTAAGGCGCGCAAAGCCGGATTCAGCGCCTCAAACAGGCCAATACACAGGTCTTTGATCGCTGAGCGTAATTGCTCCATGTCTCCGGCCAAATTATCGGCCATAGTGCTGGCCACTTGCCCGGCCCGGCCTTGGCTGTTTTGGATCGCGACCAGTTGCTGAGCAAAGCCGCCTTGGCCCATGGCATCGGTCAAGGTTTGCATGCTAGACAGGGCTTCTTGCCCAAAGATTTTTTTCAGCGACTCCAGTTTATCGCCGCTGCCTTTGCTGGCCAGTGCGGTATCCAAATCGGCCAGGATTTCGGCCATATTGCGTAAATTACCGGCCCCGTCTTTGGTCTGGATGCCCAATCTATTAAGTTCTTTCAGGGCATCGGTAGGCAAAGCCGCCAAGCGGGTCGTCATCGTGCGCAGCGCCGTGCCCGCTTCGCTGCCTTGAATGCCGACATTGCCCAGCATGCCGGTCATGGCAATGCTGGTGGCGGTGTCGATCCCGGCCGCTTGGGCAATCGGGGCAAAGTATTTCATCGTTTCGCCCAAATCTTCCAAGCTCATATTGGCGCTGGTAAATCCGGCGACCAATTGATCAGCCAATTGCGTCATCGCTGCCGTGTCACCAGGATCAATAGCAAAAGCCGATGAAATATTGGAGGCAATATCAGCAGCCCGGGCCAGCTCCACATCCCCAGCGCGGGCAATATCCAACATGGCCTGCGTGGAGGCAATAATCTGTTCAGCCTTAAACCCAGCTTGCGCTAAAAACGCCTGCCCTTGTGCCACATCCACCGCCGAAAACGACGTACTGGCCCCTTTGGCCCGCGCATCGGCGCGCAGTGCCTGCATGGCATCACTGTCTTTGTCCAAACTGGTTAAGGCTTGTACTTTGGATAACACGCTATCCAGTTCTAGACCGGGGGCGAGTATCGGTATCGCATAGTCATTAAAGCGTTGATAGGCCTGTTGGCCAGCGTTCCAAGCCTTACCTGCCCCTTGCTTCATGGCACGCCCGGCGCCTTTGATGCGCTCACCTAGGGCTATTATTTTGTTTTGCCGTTCAAGAGCGGTGCTCGCTTGTTTAATGCCACGGCGTAAATCGCGTTGCCGCTGCGCCATGTGATCGGTGCTAATTCCAGCGCGTTTTAAGGCATTTTTGCTTTGCTCCAGACTGTTTTTTAATTGTTTTTGTTGTTGATCTAATGCTCTGCTTTGTTGAACGGCTTCTTTGGTGGCCTGCGTATGGCTATCTAACCTTGATTGGCTAATACGACAACTGACGTTCAATTTAGTAAGGTTGATTTTGTGCTGCATATATTGCTGCTGCAAAGCTGCATTAGGGGCTTTACACTGTTCTAATTTCTTAGCGTAGTTATTAACTTGTTTTAATGTGTGATTACGTTCTTTATTAAGTTTATTAAGTGTATCTCGCAGATTATTTTCTTCTTGACGAAGCGGTTTTAATTTGGAGCGCATTTTTTCTGCTTCATTGGTTACTATCCGCATTTGTAATCGCAGTTTTTGGTAACCACTAATATCAGCGCTCGCCTGTTGTGCACTTTTAAGTTTGCTAACAAGGTGGTTTAAGTGCTTAAAGGGGGCTCTGATTTTATTAACCACTGGCCCCAATTGAATTTGCAAGCGCAAAGGATCAGCCATAGCGCTGTCCTCCTGCTAATACAAAATCGGGCCGTACTAGTTCATAGATGGCAGAGGGGGTGGGGTTGAATGGGAAGCTATAGGCGCTTGCGTGGCGGTTAACTCTGGAAATAATACCGCTTCTAGTTCGTGTTTGAATGCGTTGTAATTGGCTTGTTCGGCATTCATTTGCGCCACCATGTTGACATCGCCTAACGCCATATATTCGGCTTTTATCGCCGTATAATTTTCCCAAAATTCGGCATTGAATTCGTTTTCCATAACAGTATAAGTTGTGTCGGCAGGTATATTTTCTTCTTCCATCAGGCGTTTTAATTCGGCTAATTGAGCCTCTAGTTGGAGATAAGACCACTGCTTTTCTAGCTCGTATAACCGCTTCTGTTTTTTCGCCTGTTTTTCCAGTTTTTGTTCTAAATAATGCACATTGGCTTGCTGTAATTCCCCTCCGAAATCGTCGTTTTCTTCGATTTTTGTTTTCGGTATTTGTACGGAAAAAGGCACTGGCTGTTTGTTTTTTGCTTGACGTTTGGCCAGCCGTGCTTGTTTCTTCTGGGCAGCTTGTTCGTCCAGGCGCTGATTCCATGCCTCCATCTTCATATTCATCCGCTCGAAAAATCCGGGTGGTTTCAGGGCATCCAATTTTGGTTGCGTTATATTTAAAGCACGCATTTCGGCTTGGGTTTGCGCCGTTCTTTCCAATTCGATTTGCTCGCGTTGTAAGCGATTGAGTTTCCTCAATTCGTGCAACATGCGTTGATTGGCCACATTCGGATTTTTGTATTCGGCTTCGGTAGAAAAATAAAAAACCACGCCAATAAGGACAATGATTGCCCCAATAGCCATGCCGATGTTGTAAAGAATATTGAGCAGCCAATCGATCATTAGGACACATTAACACTGATTAACTCCACTACGTCTCGTGGCGCGTTCACGCCACTGCATTAATTCGTCTAGTGACCAGTTTTCCATCTCCGAAAGCGGCCAATGAAACACCGTGGCAATGTCGGCCATGGCCTCTTCTACCCGGTCACAGTAAGGGGTTCCCGTCGGGCGAAAAAACCTGCAATTTCAGTCCCTAAGGCCAGCAAATCAGACAGGGCCAACTGGCTGACATCGGCCTCGGTTAAGGTGGGTTGGGTGATGCGTGGCAGCACCTTATGCAGGGCGCTGACATCCAGTTGCGCTAAGTCCACCAAAGAGATGCCGCGCAGCTCGCCGGCGGTCGGTTTGCGCAAACTCAGCGCTTCAATGCGCTGTGTACCGCGCTGAATTGGGTCATCTAGGGTGATAGTTGAGGGGGTATTCATCAGGGTTCTCGTTGAGGAAGAAAGAAAAAGATTCAGGTTCGCTAAATACCAATAGCGCGGCGAATTTCAGTGAGTAAATCCGTGCCGCCGATGGTTTCCACCATATTCACCAAGTCGATTTCAATCAGCACTTGGCCGTTGAGGCTGAGCTTGTAATAGCTGCACGCCAGTTTGGCCTTAAATTCGGTATCGTCGCCGGTTTTGGCTGACCCCAAATCCAGCTCGCTCCAGCGGCCCCGCACGACAATCTCTAAGGCATCGACTGCTGCGGTATCTTCCCGCTGATAAGCCCCGGCAAAGCGCAGCAGCACGGCGTTATGTTTTTGGGCGGCGTATTGGCGCACGATTTGCGGCATTAAACCGCCAAATGTGCATTCCATTTCAATCGCTTCTTGGCCTAGGTCAATCTGCACCGGCCCGGCCATACCGCCGCCACGGTATTCCTCCATCGAACGGCTTAAGGTGGGCAAGGTGATCTCGGTGGCTTGGCCTAAATAGCTCTCGCCGTCATTAAATACATTGAAATTTTTTAGTTTGCGTGGCAGGGCCATGATAAAAGGTTCCTTAAGCGTTAACGGCGGCAGCAAAATCAAGCAAATAGCGGTCGGTAATCCGCTGGCGTAAAAGTAGATGTTCCAAAGGCGGTACGGGGGTGTAGTCGTAATCAATGACTAACTGGCCGTCTTTGAGCGTAGAAACCGGATTGGCGGTTTCGTCATACCAGGCGTTGGCATCGATGACATAGCCATCGGCCTTCAATTCGCGGAACTTGGCATTAATGCCCTCCAAAATGTCCTTCACTAACGAAGCGTGTAGCGGTTTATCCACCGCCCATAGATGCGCTTGCGCCAAGGTATCGGCCAAAACCTGCGCCGTGCGTGTGGCCGATTCAAAGGCAAACAGCGGCTCATCGCTACCAGTACGGCTGCCCCAAAAGCGAAAGCCATTGCGGTTGACTAAGGTGGTGACATCATGGGCATTCAAATAACCGGCATCGGTGGCCGGGTCTTGCAAATCCCAATGCACATCGCGGGAAATACCGCTGACCCCATTGACCGCCACATTCGATAGCGTTTTATGCCAGCCGGTTTCTGCATCAATACGCGCGCGTAACCCCAAGGCATAGGCCGCTGCGGGTACGGCAATGGCGCTGGAACGGGCGCTATTCCACGCCACAAAATCCGGCCAAATCAGCATCACTTCACGCGCGGCAAACTGTTTGCGGTACAGGGC